CCACTCTGTCGAGGGAGAGAGCCTGACATTTTCTGATTCGGATTTTGATGCGTATATGGCGGAGATTCAGAGCTTTAAGGATTCTCTTGGTCAGCAGGGAGCGAAAGGAGGCTTTAAATTTTTATGAGATACGATACGCCAATTTACTTCCAGCTGATCCGACAGGGAATATACGATCCGAAAACCGGGGATTATGCTGATAGTGATCCAGCGGAAACAAAGGTGTATGCTGATGTGACAGATACTTCCACCGACACAAAGCAGATCTTGTACGGTGACATCAAGCGTAACAGCAAAGTGATCAGGTTGCAGCAGCATTATACGAAAACCTATAACAGGATCAGGATCGGCGAGAAGCAGTATATCGTGGATTTTGAACGAAAACTGCGTACTAAACAGATCCTGGTAGTATCGGAGGTGTAAAATGGGCGGAACGGTAGTATTTAAGGGACAGGCGGAGTTATCTGCCGCATTGATGCGAAAAACGAACTTAGATGCCGTTAAAACGGTCGTCAGAGCCAACGGAACAAGGCTTCAGCAATGGACAAAACTGCGGGCACCAATCGATACCGGTACGCTGTTCCGATCCATCGACCTGCAGATTAAGGACGGCGGCCTGTCTGCTGTGGTGCAGCCACATACCGAATATGCAGCCTACGTTGAATTTGGCACACGAAAAATGGCGGCGCAGCCATACGTCAAACCGGCGTTCAATACCGTTAAAGCCCAGTTCATCGCAGACTTGCAGAAATTAACGAGGTGATAGCATGGATCCACAACAGGAATTATTCACAGCACTGCTGTTGCAGCTGAAAGAAGCGTTTCCGGGCAAGGTCTATGATGGATTCCTGCCGCCAGAGGATACGCCCTATCCGTTCGTCTATCTGGCAGACAGTCAGCTGATCGACACGGAAATGAAAGGAGTCGTGACCGGGACAGTTTACCAGACCATTGACGTCTGGCACAGCACACCGGAAAAACGGGGTACAGTTTCGGCAATGCTTTTGCAGATCAAGGGCATTTGCAGAAAACTGGAACATACAGATAACTTTGCCTGGCTGATCCGCAATATTGATCAGCGGATCTTGCCGGACACATCTACAGGCAAGCCGTTACTTAGAGGCAGGCTGGAAGTAGAGTTTAAATTTAGTTAGGAGGAAAACACATGAAGAATAGAATGAAAATGCACGCTATGCAGCTGCAGTTATTCGCCGAAGCGGTATCCGGAAAAAAGATCATGTATCTGTACCGGATTCTGAAGGATGCAGCTACAGACGATGCAGTTGCGATCGCATTCACAACGGAAAATGAAACGAACATCACAACGGACGCTGACACCACGGCTACCAAGGATGGCCCGATCAGAACACCGAACGTACCGGAAATTGAAATCTCGGCTACATCTGTACTGGCAAAGGGCGACACGATGTACGATAAAATGAAAGCGGCTATGCTGGCTAATGAACTGATCGAAATCTGGGAAGTTAATCTGGCTGAACCGATCGCAACCAAAGCAGGCAAGTTCAAGGGCACGTACTATCAGGGATACCTGACAGAATACACCCTGACATCCAGCGCCGAAGACCATGCCGAGGTGGAAACGACGTTCGGCATCAACGGCACAGGTGCTACTGGTGAGGTCACTGTCAGCGAGGAGCAGCAGGAAGTGGCGGCCTATGTCTTTGCAGATACGCAGAAGACTGGGGCATAGTCTAAATCTTACTTTTTTATCTAATGAGAGGGCGATTTTCGCCTTCTCTTTTTAATTATCTGGAGGAAAAATCATGTTTGAATTAACGATAAATGATAAAGTTTACCCATTCAATTTTGGAGTCGGGTTTGTTAGGGAGATCAATAAAACGGTCAAGGTAGAAATGTCCGGTGTTACCGAAGACGCAGGGCTGACTATGGCACTGACGCATATCTACGATGGCGATGTCGTTGACCTGGTGAACGTGCTGGATCTGGCCAACAAGGGGAAGTCGCCACGGGTAACGAAACAGGAACTTGAAGCCTACATTGAAGCCCCTGATACGGACATCGACAAGCTGTTTGATGATGTGATCGGTTTTTTCACGACATCCAACGCCACGAAGAAGAGGGCGGAGAAGCTGTTCAAGAGTCTGGAAGCAGCAGCGACCGAGTAACAAGTTTTGAGGAGACGTATCAGGAAATCGCGCTGAATTGTTTCAGGTATTTGGATTTCAAGAGTTTTGATCAGGTGGATCAGCTGACGATCCCGCAGTACACCCTGATGATGAAGGCGGCCATGCTGAAACAGGTTGATCTGGACTACAGGAATCACCTGCAGGCCTGGTTGACGTTTGCGGCTAAAGCGGAACGAAAAGCAGGCAGAGGCAAGACCCGGCCGGTTTATACGACGTTCCAGAAGTTCTTCAACTACAAGGATTCGGTTGCGAATGTTTTGAAGTCTTCAAATCCGAAGCAAAGAACACGGTTTAGAGGTATCGAAAAAGTATTAAAGAAAGGAGGTAAAGACGATGGCTGAAAGCTATGTGGTGCAGGCGATTCTATCTGTCAAAGACCATATGTCTGCGGCGCTGAAAGGAGCGGCGTCGGCGGCTGATTCCCTCAATGGTGGGTTTAAGCGAACAATAGGCACAGGCGCACTTTTGCAGTTGGGAATGCGGGGCGTCAATATGGCGCTGGATACCATGAAATCCCATGTTGGCAGTGCGGTCGACAGGTATGACCAGCTGAACAATTTCCCGAAGGTCATGAAGAACCTGGGCATTGCTACCAATGATACCAAAAACGCCATGAAAGACCTGGACAAAGGCATTTCTGGTTTGCCAACTACTATGGATACGGCGACAGCAGGGGTTACCAGATTTGTTTCCAAGAATAATGACATCAAGAAGTCCACCAAGTATTTTCTGGCTATGAACAACGCCATCACGGCGGGAGGCATGTCCACGCAGGTGCAGTCTGCAGCTGTTGAGCAGCTGTCTCAGGCGTATTCCAAGGGTAAGATGGATATGCAGGAATGGCGATCTATCCAGACGGCCATGCCGGCACAGCTGAATCAGGTAGCAAAGGCTATGGGAATGTCTACCGATGCGCTTGGTGAGGGTTTGCGTAACGGTACCGTATCTATGGATGAATTCATGGATACCATGGTCAGACTGAATGAAGAAGGTATCGATGGCCTGGCATCATTTGAAGACCAGGCTAAGAGTGCAACCGGCGGCATCAAAACAGCGTTCACTAATCTGGGTACTGGTGTAACAAAGGGAATGGCAACCTGTATCGGAGCCATTGATAAGATGCTGCAAAACAATGGCTTGCCAACTATTGCCGAGTCTGCGAACAAGGCAAAAGAAAAGATCATTGCCGTCTTTGACAAGTTGGCCAAGGGGATCGAAAAGATCAACTTGAAGGGCATTATCGCCGGTCTGACCCCGGCATTTAAAGTTTTGAAAAAAGTAGCATCTGGAGTAGGCACGGTGCTGGGCGGTATATTGAAGTTTTTAAATAAACACGCCGAAGGTGCTACAAAAGCAGCCACCGCTGCTATAGCATTGGCAATGGCATTCAAGGCATATAAAAAGGTTTCCAGCTGGCTTACTCCGCTGGAAAGTGCATCCGAGACGTTTAAGAAAACTGGCAAGGCGGGGAATCTGGCCGCTAAGGGTACATTTAAACTAAAAAGCGGTCTTGGTGCGCTGGCAAAGATGGCCGGAGTAGCCCTGATTATCGGATCTCTTGCCTTGCTGGCGAAAGCGCTGCAGGGAATCGGTAAGTTAGGTCCGACGGCGGTTGCCCCGCTGATCGCCTTTGCATCGGCTGTCAGCATTGTGGCTATGGTTCTGGCATCCGTCGGGACGAAGCTGCAGGCAAGCACAACGGGGATCATCGTTTTTGCCGCAGCAGTTGCCGCCATGGCACTGGCCATGGCTCCGATCGCCCAGACAGGCCTTGAAGGTGCGGCAGCTATGGGAGCGTTCGGCATTGTTGTTGCCGGTCTTGCAGTGGTATTCGCCGCACTGGGAACAGCCTTGACAGCGGGTGCTGTTGGGATCCTGGCATTCGGAGCGGCAATCGTCCTGATCGGCGCAGGAATGCGTCTTGCAACGCCGTTTGTGCAGGCGTTAACGGTAATGATCAAACAGTTGGGCGATACCATAGCCCAGATCGTTCCAGTCATCGCAAATGCGGTCAGTCAGATTGTTACTGTGATCGGTGGAACGCTGTGTAATGTGATGCGGACTGCCGGGGACGTCATTTCCCAGGTCGTTCAGTCTATCTGTGACGGATTTTCGACCCTAGCCGATGGTGTTGCTACTGTAGTCGATGCCATCAGCGGCGGTTTTGCAACAGCTATGAATGCGATCGCCGGGGTGATCGAATCCGTAGGTACATCCGCAAAGAATGCCGGAACTGGATTCAAGTCTGTAGCACAAGGCATTCAAATGATCGCAGGATTATCCTTGTTTGATATAGCAACGGCTCTGGCAGCAGTAGCAACGGGAATAGGTACGATCGCTACTAAGGGAGCAAATCTTCCACAGGTTGCAGCGGGGATGATGGGACTCATGATGGCGATCACAATGGGAGCTGCCGGCATTACCGCATTCAATGCAGCTCTGTCAGCGTTATCAGGTATGATCGGTGGCGTAGTGACTAACGTAACATTACTCAAAGCAGCATTTGCTAATTTCACGATCCCGGCACCGAATGTAGGGCCGTTTATTGCGTTTGCATCCATCACGGCAGCGGCCATGATGTTAGTTCCGGCATTGCGGTCTGCTGGATTGCAGGCGGGAGCTGGCTTGGCGTCCGGGCTGTCTTCAGGTGCATCCAGGGCAGCGGCGGCGGTACGTTCTGCAACGGCAAACATCACGGCGGCTATCAGACCTCTGGCTGCGTTATTTATGGCAGCTGGCCTGGCATCCGGTAATGGATTTGCAAATGCGCTTCGGGGCGGGCTGCAGCGTGCAGTTGCGGCATGCAGGTCTGCAGTTGTTTCTATCAATGTGACTCTGCGGGGTGCGGCATCTGGCGCATATTCAGCAGGTCGTTTTATTGGTATAGGCTTGGCCAACGGTATGCGTTCCCAGCTTGGGGCGGTACGTGCAGCGGCAGCAGCATTGGCAGCTGCAGCAGAAAAAGCGATCGAAGCCAAAGCGAAGATTGGTTCACCGTCCAAGGTAGCTGATAAGCTCGGCGGATGGTATGGAACCGGCTGGGTAAATGGAATCCTTGGCAAGGTTCGTCAGGCCCGGAAGGCTGCACAGCAGCTGTTATATGTTCCGAAGGTAGCAACCCCGGACATTGCATGGGCGACAAGCAGCGGCGGATCCGGCCAGTTGTATGACCAGTACAACTATGGCGGCGGCAGAACCGTCGTGATTGAAGTGCCGGTTGAACTGGACGGCAAAACCATCGCCAAGGTATCGGCGCCATATACCCAGGAAGAACTGGATAAGCGAGAAACGAGAGCAGCAAGAAAGAGGGGTGTAAGGTAATGATGTATGAATTCAGAGACGTAAATGAAAATTTAACGCAAGAGTACATCCCAGCGGAAGCGCTGCAGATCAACGGGGAACTGATCGAAACACAGATCGAGGGCTACCATACCCTGTATGTGCAGGGAAGAGAAGGCCTGTCCCCGGAGATCAACACCTATGAAACAGGCACAAAAAACGGCGAAATCAGGAAGAATAAGCGGTACCCGGCCAGAACTATCACGGTCGGGTACCAGCTGATTGCAGAAAGCGCAGAGGCGTTCCGGGAAGCCTATAACAAACTGGGCAGGATCCTGAACGTGGATGATGCCGAGATCATTTTCAACGATGAAGCGGATAAGTTTTTCATCGGAACACCGTCAGAGGTCAGCGAGATCGACACGGGTCGGAATTCGGTCAAAGGCGAGTTTAAAATACTGTGTCTGGATCCGTTGAAATATTCCGTGGCGGAGTATGAGGCGGAGCCGCTGGATGATGATAAGGGTACGATTTTGGTTGACTACGGCGGTACCTATGAATCATTTCCGATCCTGGAAGCAGATTTCTATCAGGAAACAGAAGGTGGAGATACTGCATTGACCGGACATGGTGACTGCGGATACGTTGCATTTTTTAATGAACAGGAAAAGATCATCCAGATCGGTGATCCTGATGAAGAAGACGGCAGCAATGTGTATGCGAAATCCCAGACCCTGATCAACCAGACATTTGAATCAGCTGACGACTGGGGAACAGCAGCCAAGGCGCTGTGGAGCCAGAACACTGGAAAGATGTTACCGGCTGATGGTGTGGCGGCCGGATCTGTAGGAATGAAAATAGCATCCTATGCCGTTCCGGCATCACCTAAGACGACAACAGGAACAGTTCTGAGTAAGCAGACGCCAGCCGGAAAGCCGCGTTTCTACTACACGGTAACACTTAGGGCAACCGGCAGGACATCCAATGCCGTGACCATCACGGCAACGATCACCGCATCGCTGGGCACCGATAGAAACTATTTCGGTAAAGGTCTTGGCGTCAAGGCGTCGGTGTATGTCGGCGGAAGCTGGCATGACATCTGGGTCAAAACGACGTCTGCATACTGGAAAGGCAGATCAGCCCATACCGTCAGCACATCCTTTACAGTAACCGGTCTGACGGCGGAGCAGACGGCTCTTGCGGGGATCAAATTCAAGGCGTGGCGTACAGATTCCCTGCTTGCCAACATCGCTGGTATCATGCCGGAAACGAGCTGTTCTAATATGCCGATCAGCGCCTATGTGGCTGACGTTCCAGAAACGTATTTCCTGGGTGCGTCCAGCTACGGCAGCAGTGAGGGCAAGTATCACGGTCCATCCATCACCCGGACGATTCCGGCGGATTCTGCGGGAGCTTCCGGGGCAGCTGATTTCACGTTTACCTATAAACAGAAGATGTGCGTAGGATCCGGGAAAAATGACAGCACGCAGATGGGCGGATTTCAGGCACTGGCAGTTTCGGGGTCTGGATCCAGTAAAAAGATTTTAGCCGGTGTCAGGATCCTGAAAAACAAAGCAGGCAAAAAAGCGAGTCTGCAGTTTTATGTGAACGACGCCAAGGTCGAAACGGTTGACCTGGACATTTCCAGTACGGCCGTGAAGACATCCAGCATTATAAAAAGCGGATCACAGGTGACGTTTACTATCGGAGATCTGAAAAAGGTATATACCGATACAGCTATTGCAGAAACCAAAGCAACTGAAATAACGTTCCGGTTTGAGCAGTATTCGTCTGTGAATACGCTGGCCTATAACGGTATTTACTGGGCTAAGTTCGTAAAGGACAACTGCGACACCTGGAAAAACATACCGAATAAGTTCAGTGCCAATGACGTGCTGGTGGCGGACTGCAATCAGGGCGAAATCTACCTGAATGGCGTCCGCTCCCCACAGCTGGGAGCATTAGGTAACGACTGGGAAAGTTTCGTACTCCGGCCGGGTCTGAACCAGATCGGTGTGGCGTATTCGTCTTGGGTTTTAGATGAATATGCTCCGGCATTAAAGGTACGGTACCGGGAGGCATTCTTATGATTATTTATTTTGCCAACAGAAAAATGGAAGTCCTCGGGCAGGCATCAACAGGTCTGCCACGAGGTTTTTTTGCATCTGATGATAAAAAGATCGAAGACGTGGATACCGGAGTTGCATCGTTTGAATGTACGGTGTCATTTGAGAAATCCGAACAACGTCAGCTGCAGGAAGTCGTCAAGGCGGGCAACTACATCCTGCGGAGCAACGGCGATGAAAAGGAATTTTATACTATCATTGATTCGGAACTGGACATTGATGATCAGGAAATCTACCTGTACGCTGAAGATGCAGGTCTGGATCTTCTGAACGATGTGGCGCAGGCATTTGAAGCTACAGAGGCATATCCTATCAAGTGGTATGTAGAGAAATGGACAGAAGACAGCGGTTTTGAAATCGGGATCAATGAGATCCCTGATCTGAGCCGGAAACTGAAATGGGAAGGCGAGACTACCGTTACTGAAAGACTGTCCAGTGTGGCCACACAGTTCGATAATGCCGAAATCAGCTATACGTTCGACATTGACAAGCTGCAGGTGCTGCACAAGTACATTAACATCCATAAAAAACGGGGCAAAGATACTGGTGAGGTATTCAGAATCAATAAGAATCTGAATAATATCGTGATCAAAAGTTCTGTAGCTAATCTGGCAACTGCTCTGTATGTTACAGGCGGCACGCCAGAAGGGCAGGAAGATCCCATCACCTTAGCCGGTTACAAGTATGATGACGGCGATTTCTATGTTTCCGGCAAGTACCTGAAATCCCGAAAAGCAGTTAAGAAATGGAGTCGTTATCTATCGGAAACCGGCACAGGTGAAGGGCATATCGAAAAAACGTATTCATTTGATACGACTAGCCAGAAAGAACTGTGCGCCCATGCTGTCACGGAGCTGAAAAAGATCTGTGATACCGAAGTCAACTACGAAGTTGATATTGCAGAGCTGCCGCAGGCGGCCAAGATCGGAGACAGGATCAATTTGGTGGATGACAATGGTGAGTTGTACCTGTCGGCGAGAATCCTGAAGCTGGAGGTATCTATCGCAAAGGATTCGCAAAAGGCAACCCTGGGCGAATATCTGATAAAGAGTAGCGGGATCAGTGACAAGGTGCAGGCGCTGGCGTCCCAGTTCGCCGAACTGGCAAAGAACCAGGTTTATTATACCTGGATCGTATATGCAGATGATGAAAACGGAAACGGGATCAGCCTGGAACCGGAAGGCAAAGTCTATGTCGGGATCGCGGCAAACCGGAAAGCCATAGAGCCGGACTTGACAGATCCGACCGTATATAAATGGTCGAAGGTGGAAGGTGATCCGGGAAAATCCCTGATCAGCATCACGGAGCATTATCTGGTCAGCGATCAGGATAGCGGGATCACCATTGACACTATCGGATGGAGCACGGGAGCATCTGTGCCAGCCATGACGCCGGAAAAGAAGTATCTGTGGAATTATGAAACCCTGACTTACAGCGACGGGAGCACGGAAGATCTGGCGCCTAAGATCATCGGTGTGTATGGCGACACAGGAAAAGACGGTAAAGCATCGCCATCCATCGTTACCATGACGAAGCAGTATTACCTATCCACGTCCAGCACTGAAATGACGGGCGGGGAATGGGTCAGGTCGCTGCCGGAATGGACGGCAGGGAAATATCTGTGGTCACGCTGGTGTACCGAGTGGTCAGAACCGAACCCGACCCTGCTGACGTATTCAGAAGGAATCCTGGAAACGACCTGGAACGAAGTGCATGAAACAGCAGCTACTGCAAATACGCTGGCAAATACAGCGAAAAATACCGCTGATTCTGCATTAACCAAAGTCGGGGAAGTTAATAGCGAGCTGGAAACAGCCAATCAGGAAATAGATGCTTTGCAGGCAAATCTGGAAACGCTGTCCAATGAAATGACGACCAGCTACGCCAAAAAAAGTGATCTGACGCAGATCAGCACAGATCTGGGAACCCGGATCGATCAGAATGCGGCACAGATCAGTTCAACGGCAACGAAAGTAGACCAGGTAGAGATCAGTGCCAGCACGGCTATTTCCGATGCGGCAGCAGCCAAGACAGTAGCCGATCAGGCGCAGGAGGCGGCCAATGCAGCGCAGACAAAGTATACCGAACTGAAAAACAGAGCGGATGCGACGGATGAACAAGTTGCGGCGGCTAAGGCTGCAGCGGATCAGGCACAGGCAGATGCTACAGCTGCAGGAGACGCGGCGGCAGCGGCACAGTCCGCAGCGAACAGTCTGGCTGACCGGGTGACGTCGGCAGAAACCAGCATAACTCAGAACGCCAATGCCATTTCGTCATTGGCAACTAAGGTCAGCAAGATGCGGATCGGCGGCAGGAACTACGTTCTGGATTCGATGGATCCGCAGGTATCCACAGAAACGCTGGTCGGCAGTTACGAATTGTCTGAGGACTGGGAGGTGGGTGAAACCTATACCCTGTCTTTTGAGGCTACCAAAACGGCCGGAACCTTTGCAGCGTACCGTGACAATGGATATGCGGTGATTCTGGATAATCTGGCTATTAACGCAGATACTGGACGCTATGAATACACATTCACTTGTCCGGCGGCATATGCCGGCGAACCGGCGCAGGCTGCCAATGTACTGACCATTCACAATTTGCCAGCGTCGGCAGCGCATAACTGTACTGTGCAGCTGGTAAAACTGGAAAAATCGAATACATCATCTGACTGGACGCCAGCACCGGAGGACAATACGCAATTTGTCAACGAAACCATCAGCAATGCGACCACAAATATTTTGCAGACCGCGGAAAATGTTACCATTTCCATTTTGCAAGGGTACACGACAACAACGGATCTGGAATCCTATAAAGAAGAAGTGCAGAACTTGTTTAAGGCAAATTCAGACGGCTTTCAGTTGGAATTTAACCAGCTGGAGGAACGGATCAATGATGTGGGTAACGAAATCGTTGAACGAAACCAGTTCATTCGTTTGGAGCAGGGAAACATTATCATTGGCAAATCGGACAGCCCAATACAGGCGAAATTCACTAATGATGCGCTGGAGTTCAAATATAACGACCAGACTGTTGCGAAGTTCACCAACGAGGTGCTGGAGGTGCGAAACATCGCCGTGCAGAACCAGATTCGATTTGGGTACAACTGGGCAATACGTCCGGGAGCCCATATCGAAGGCAAAGGCAACAATTTAAATGATGTATGGATCGGAGGTTAGAACAAAATGGCATTATCGGCATGGATAGAATTATCATGTTCATCACAAAGTATTGCAGGGAATTATTCAAATGTGTATGTCAAGTTCGTAGCTAAGACTACAAATAATACGCACAACGATAATAACAAGTCCGGATACATTAAAGTAAATGGATCTCACTACACAAGTTTTACTCACAAGTTGCCCAAGACATCAACGACCATATTGTGGAGCGGTACGATCACGGTCTATCATAACAGTAATGGAGCCGGTTCAGTTAGCGTCTCTGGTGGCTATGAGGCAAGCGTTGGCGGCTATTCTACAATAACAGCATCGAATTCTCTGACACTGCCGACAATTCCGAGAGTGTCCGATTTGTCGGTAAATAAATCAAGCGTCCCAGCTGACGAATCCACTACGGTGATAGCTACGGCAACAAAAAAATCGAGTAGCTTTACGGATACGATAACGGTAAGTCTGGGATCATATAGCAAGGCAGTAACATCCGGGACAGCATTCACAATACCGAAAACATGGATCAACGCTATTTCCGGGACGTCGGCAACAGCAACAGTGACGGTAACAACCAAATCCGGAAGTACGACGATCGGGAGTAAATCTGTGAATCTGACAGTAACAGTTCCTGATAGTGTTATCCCTACAGTCAGCAGCATTTCGGCATCCGAGGCCATTACAGCCGTCACGACGGCGTTTGGAAACCGGTTTGTCCGGTCGCTGTCACAGCTGAACGTGAAGGTCAACGCTGCAGGTGTGTATGGTAGTACGATCAAATCCTATGCGGTAACGCTGGACGGCGTAAAGTATCAGTCGGAAGAATTTCAGTCGAATGCACTGAATACGGCAGGGAGCGTAGACATCGTTGCTACGGTAACTGACAGCAGGGGCAGAACCAGAACACTGACCAAAACAATCACAGTGGTGGATTATTCAGCACCGGCAATCACGAATATGACGTACTACCCGTGCGATGCCAACGGAAATCGTAATCCAAACGGGACGAATACGAAGGTTATTATCAATGGTCTGGTGGCTTCGGTAGCCGGGCAAAACAGCAGGTCACTGATCCTGAAATATAAAGCTATGGATGCTGCGACCTATACAGCTTTGACGCTTACCACGTCAGGCTGGAGTTTTGAAGCGTCAACGATCGTAAGCGGCACTGATCCGACATCAACGTGGGAATTTATTGCAACAC